GGATAAGTATTCAAAAGACGCCAATGTGTTTTCTATAGATGTTGGTGACTTGTCTGTGCTTGATTTTAGAAACCCGAGGAAACTAAAAAAAAGTTTTAAGGTTGGTTACAACGCAATGCTGAATTACATGAAAAAGAATGATTAGAACTCTGCAAACAAACCAGGCTCCCCGCATAAATTATTAGAACTCTGCAAACAAATCAGGCTCTCCGCTATAAGGGTCTTCATAACCGATTGGAGGTCCTGCCATAGGACCTAGCTCGCCTTTCATGGTCAGATCTGGCACCGAAAAATTAGAAGGAGTTGGTGGTGTCCACTTGGTGGGACGAGCAGCGCTTACACCCTCATCATTCTCTGGAAAACCGGACGAGACATTGCTTATAAAAGTGTCCGGGAACCGGTTGGTATCCCATTCCCCATGTGGGCTCATTGTTGCATCCACGGGAGATGGTGCCCAAGATTGCTTGTTATCCAGAGACTTCATCTCAATCTTCTTTATCACTTTGTTGGGGTTCTTGAGGATGCCAATTGGGCGTTTTTTAACTGGTGCCGCATACTCGGTAAGTGGCATGTCTTCATTATCTACAGACATGTATTTCAAGAGCATGAACCCGAGAATGATGACGACGACGCCAACAAGGACACGGATACCAGCGTGGTTAAGATCTATCATTTACGATAACAAATATTTTTTTTAAATATTATCAAATTGACGGACATATGTTTTCCGAGTGTCATATAGTTTATCTGCAATTCCACACGGAGTTGCATCATCTTCTTCTGAGAGATCCTCAGTCTCTCTAATGTATTCTCGAGGAATGACATACAAATCGTCAACAATTTCAATAACATTCTCATCTGCCTTTCCGTCAACTTGAATGTGCGTCTTCCTTCGCTCTTCCATCTCCTCCCAGAAGTTTTGCAGAGTACCCTTGTGCTTTGCAAACCACTCGCGATCGCGCGCTACTCTTGTGATGTCCACATACGGGTCTCCTCCTTCGGTCATGTGATTCGGTTTGTATTGAATAAACAAAGTCTCGTCAATATCACACACTTCCATCTGGATCTGCAACTGAGGAAAATAATGATAGGGTATATCGCCAGGAACAATCTTGCGTCTGAGAGGGCATTTAATCTCCACACACAAACCATCGGTCGTGATGCCGTCCGGAGAAGCGGCAAGCCAAGGGAGTTCTGCATGAACAATGAGACCAAACTCCAGGTTGGTCTTCCCTAAAATGTTCATGGCATAATCACACGCCTCATTCTCATAGTGAATGCCATGTTGCATTGCCATCCCAGAGAAGCTCTTAGGCTTGTTCAGCTTGGTAAGCATGAGCTCTTCCCTTGGAGAGCCTTTGAACCCTGCAAAGGGTTTGATACCCAATGCAGCGGCAGCCTCTGAAGCAGTGATAAGGCCACGCCGGACCTCATACCATGCGGGCGTTCGTTGAGCATATTGAGGCCGTTCATAAAGTTTTAGCACCTTTTCGTGTATGGGACCAACGTCCAAAGGTGGCTGAATAACAGACATACGACTGCTTTATATAAATTCCTTTATATTGCAAGTTTGTCGATATATATATATATATATATATATATATATATATGTATATCAACAAAACTGATATGTATATGAACTGAAAGTGCTATATACTAATGACAATTTGCAAACACCCAGAGTGCAAGAAACAGGCAGTATACAATGTCTTGGGTCTCAAAAAGAGATGGTGTAAAACACACAAGACATCAGAGATGGTAAATGTTGCTCACAAGAAATGCCCGTGTGGTTCTCGTCCAAGTTTCAATCTCCCAGGAGAAACTGTTGGGATTTGTTGCAAGGTCTGCAAGACTCCTGATATGATAAATGTTGCTCACAAGAAATGCCCATGCGGAACTATACCGTGTTTCAATCTCCCAGGAGAAACTGTTGGGATTTGTTGCAAAGTCTGCAAGACGCCTGATATGATTGATGTCAGAAACGACAGATGCTCTTGTGGAACTGTACCAATATTCAATCTTCCCTGGGAAACCGTGGGAATTTGTTGCAAGGTCTGCAAGACGCCTGATATGATTGATGTCAGAAACGTCAGATGCTCTTGTGGAACTGTACCAATATTCAATCTTCCCTGGGAAACCGTGGGAATTTGTTGTTCAGAGTGCAAGACGTCAGAGATGATAAATGTTAAGCACAAGCTATGCCCGTGTGGAACGCGACCAGTATTCAATCTCTCCGGAGAATCAGTGGGGATTTGTTGCAAGGAGTGCAAGACAACTGAGATGATTGATGTGGTGCATGAGAGATGCCCTGGATACAATGGCGAGAAGTGCCCGGGTGATTATCTTCTTGCTTCAGGATGCGAATATTGTTTGTCGTGTGATCCGGATGACTCTCGACGGGACAAGTTCAAGAAGTATGAAAATGCGTTCTTTAGACATGTCAAAGGAAAGATTGACATTCATCGCAGAGAATTCAAAGTTGATTATGATCCTCTAGAGACGACCAAGAAATTTGCGCGATTGGATGGCATTGTGTTTGGTGATGGTGTCATTGTGTGTCTGGAGGTTGATGAGAATGGTCACGAAACATATGCATGTGACGAGTCTCGGACAAACATGGTGACTGCGGAGCTTCTCAAACAATACCCACATGCCGATGTGTGTTGGATCCGTGTGAACCCCACCACAAAACATAAGAACCCCCTGGGCATCGCTGCCAAACAAGTCCGCGCTGAACGCTTTGATGCTGTTATCAAGGCTGTGAACAACGTTTTGAAGAATAAGACGACCAATGTTGTTTACATTGGTTTTGATTAAAAAAGAATATTTGATAGAATTAAATGGTACTGAGACCCGCAATCCATTACACGTGGAATGTGTCTAAATGTTTTGAGTTTGCTAAGAGTTGGCTCGAGCATTACCACGTCCCTAAAAAGGACATCGACAGGGTGTTTGCAGGGACATCATCATTTATCAAGAAATACTCAAAAAAGCCTCCTGCCAAGATGCTGTCAAAGAATGTTGAGGAAATCGCAAATGCTGATGCAAAGGAGCTTCGTGACAGGATTGATAAAAAATTGCGGGATTTGGATCTCAATCTCACCGAGAAGAGAATTCAAAAAGTCCTTGGCGAATTACCAGATGGAGAAGATCTTGCAGACCTCGTGCTATCATACCGCATATTCAACACAGAAGAAAGGATACGTGTGCGTAAACCCCCATCATCTGTTGTAGAGTTGTCGGACATCAATATCAAGTATAACAACAACAAAGCTGCAAACTCCAAAACATCGATATAGATTTATATCGACAAAAGTCATATACGTGAAAACATAAGTAAAATAATAAACACATAGATAAATGAACACTATCATTGGGTTCCCGGCACAAATTGGTCGCATCCCAAACGAGATTGACAAACACGGCAAGAGCATCGCAAAGGAAATTCAGGTAGCCAGTATGGTGATTGACGACCAGGGGTCCAACATCAACAAGGAGATGAAATTCCATGGGGACAATCTCACACGCGAGATGCAGCTGATGCGCGAATCATTCGAACGCGAAATGACTACCCTCAACAAAAAAACACGTAATACAGTGTGCATAGTTCTTGCTGTGAACGTTCTAAGCCGCGTTATTTTCAGGTAAGTTGTTGTTTCATTATCCTCGAGCACTCTAAATCAAGGATGTCCTTTCCGAATGTGTCTTTTATGTGTTTGTCTTCCAAGAGCTCTCCTGTCCTGTCCCTGCCTTTGCTTTTCTCGATGTTTTCCTTTCTTCGTATGTACCAAAATGCAAGGGCCAAGATTATTACAAGAAGAAGAATTTTCCACATTGTAATATATGGTTATATTTTTACTTAGTAAAATCGTACACTTTCTTGCCGCTCACAAGCTTTCCGAGCTTGCTGGTCTTCTTAACGGTCTTCTTTGCCGGCATCACATATTCCTTGCGCTCAGTGGTCTGGGCGGGCGCGGGCTTGGGCTTGGGCTTGGGTGCCTGGGTGGTCTCAGCAGGGGCCTTCTTGATAACCACCTTGGTGGTCTTTCCAGCGACCGCCTTGCGAACTGGCAGGTCGATGACAA